CGAGAAGAACCTTCTGTAATGGCGTCATGCGATCTCCCTGTCTTTGCCTCGGCGCTCCCAAATGCTGGCGCTCTTGTCCGTGTCAATGTCATCCCACGCCATCGGCGGATACCATCCACGCTTCTTTGCGTAGTTCTTGGCTCGAAGAGCCGTACCCTTATTGTGTAAGGGTTGCACGCAGAGCGTGCGATAGGCCTCAACGATCTGCTGCGCATGCCTCTTATTGATCCGCTCCGAACGCCGACCCTCTGACAACTGATAGAGGTAGACCTCGCTCAGTCCTGTTGCTTCTGCTAGTTGCGGCACGGTGTATCCGATAGCCCTAAGCGCTTGAATGCGTCGCTGCGAGCCAAGGGCGGGAATAGTGGCTCGATATCCATGCCGCCAATACTTCGTGTACTTGTTGGCGTATCCGGGCTGCTTACTGCTCTTCGTCGGTGGAGTCATCATCACCCCCAAGGTCATCAGGCTCGCTCAGTCGAGCGAGGAAGTTGATCCAGTTCGAGTAGAGCCAGTAGAGGAAGTACCTCAACGCTCTTCTTCCCAGCAGACGGTAATGCCTTCTCCGCCGAATCTTTGAAGAAAGGTGACCTTGGCGTCCTGCGGCAGTTGTGAAAGTTGTTCGCGAAGATCCCAGACATCCATAGGTGTTGAAATCTCGTGATAGCACTTGACCTTCATGCGGCTCTCCAATGCAGCGTGTCCTCGTCCAGCGCGAACCACGTAGCGGTATTGCCAGACTTGTCAGAACGCCCGTAGCGGTCCTTGACGGTTGCCACTGGACGTTGCCTACCTCGATCGGCGGTAGTCAGAATCAGCGCCGGTTTCTGCGAGCACTTCCCCTGAATCGCCTTGCGTGACGGGCAGGGGTCCTCACGCTCTCCCTCAGATGTGTGGTGCAGCACGATCACCGCACTGTCGGTCACCCGAGCCAACTGCACGAGCGCCTTGAGCGCTCGCCGGTAGGTGGCCCACTCGTCCTCTGACTGGCCCTCAACGTCGGTCAGGTTGTCGACCACGATGAAGTCCGGAGTGGTGCCCCAGAGTTCTACGAACGCCTGAACTTCGGCGTCGATATTCTCATAAGACAGATCATCCTCGAAGGACCAGCACAGGTTGTTCAGAGCGGCCATCTTCTCAATGGCCCACTCGTCTTCCCGTTCCAGCAAAGTTTCTGCTTCCCGCGCCGACAGGTTCATCGTGGACATGGCAAGCGCTCGGCTCGCCTGTCCCAACTCAGCGCTGTCAGCCGAGAAGTAGATACCTCGCAGCCCTACCTCAACCCAACCCCGAGCAATCCACAGGGCCAGCAGGCTCTTCCCAGCACCCGGTTGCCCCGCGATCATGGTGACTTCGGATCGCCGGATTGTAGGTAGGGACTGCAAGACTTGGGGCATCGGCTTACCGCCGACTTGCTTCTGTCTCAGTGCACGCGAGAGACGCTTCACCAAGTTGCCCTAACGTGCCATGCGGTATGGCGATCCTGATCTCCCACAAGTGCGCCACACGTCAGACACTCAAACTCGAACGTGCCGCTGCTGGCGCGGTATTGGTATTCGGTCACGATTTCCCCTTGCATTTATTCGCCACACCGAGGGCAGGGCATTGGCCCGAGATCCTCACAGACAACACATTCCGCATGATGAATGTCAGGATTGGAAGGTGGCCGGTCGCTCAGATCAAGCCCACACAAAGAGATGTCCTCGCTGCACTCGCAGACAAGGTGGCCAAGAGGATCAAGGTCGCCATCCCCAATGGTTTCCTGAACCTCAGGCTCAATGAATACTGCAGTCATGACCTTTTCTCCAACGGTGTGTATGCGATAAAGCCGCCCGTCTCAGCACCACAATCCATGCACGTGATGTATGCCTGCCGTGCAGCCCACGCCTGATAGACCTTTTTGCAGCGATCACATATCAGGCGGTAACGGGTTCCCCCACAGCAGTTGGGTCTCCATGCGACCCACTTCGCAGCATCTCCGTGACAGATTGGAATGCGATTCGGGTGCTCGGCTTGCAAGCCTGCGATGTCACACAGGATCTCGAACTCGAAATCCTCAAGAGCCACCGTGGTCGACTCAGGGTCAATCACGTCCGGCTCAAGTGTTGCGCTGGTCATTAGTCGACCTTTTCAACCTCGTCGGAGAGAAGCGCCCAATCAGTCCGGTTCTGCATCTCTTTGTCTTCATCCTCAGTAGCCGGAAGCGGCTTACCGTCGACCTCGACAAAAATCGGCGTCTTGTTGCCGAAGATCGCAGAGAACAGAACTTCGAGACCATCGGGTACGCCGATAACCTCTGTCACGGTTCCAAGATCGCCCGCAGAGGCGCTGTATTTACCGTCGTCAGCGTCGGCATCCACGGTAAGGCGAACGCGGTCTCCGACCGCTGGCACGTAGGTGGTCTCAGACATTGCTCGCCACCCGCTTTTCTGCCTCTTCGATCAGAGCGTCCAGACCCGCGTCGATGACATGGGCTGCATTCTCGACGATCCAATTCACGTGCTCTTCGTTTGTCGCCCCTTCGACCGGAGCAGTCAACGTGAGCGAGACTTCGCCCACCGTGGCCGTGACAGTCATGGTGTCAAGCGTGGCCTCAGCCGTGTACGTGACGTTGTATGCGTCAGTCATGTCAGCCCACCAGTTCCCGCAGCCGCACAGCGGCTTGCTCTGCCTCGACAGCCTTCTGAACACTGCTGCCAGCCTGCGACTTGTGCGCGTCGGCAATGACCGATGCCTCGTTGGCAACGTCGCGGTGCTCCGCAGCAACCTCTTCCAGAGCCGCCGCAGCGGTACGGAACAGATCCAGCACGGATTCCTGTCGCTCCTGAGCCTTACTGGCTCGCTGGAATACATTCTTACTTCTCGCCATCCTCACAACTCCTTCTCGATGTAATCAGCGATCTCTTCAAACGTGCGGGGGGTAGGGTCGTCATAACGAGTGCCATCGTTCATGGCCGCAAGGCGCTGCATTGCGTCCATCGAAATGCCAACTTCCTCAGCGAACTCCCGAGGGAGATAGGCGCTTTCGCCGGTGTATGGATCACCTTCCATGCCGCCAAAGTAGAACTCGCCAAACGAGTTACTCTGACGAAGAACGTTCTCGACATCACAGAGGACCCCGAGGCAGCAATACTCCGTCTTTCCGTGGGGCTTGCGCCTAGCAAGGGCTTCCTTGCCCTGCTTGTACTTGCCGCTACGCAGCGCCTCAACCCAGCGCTTCTTGACTGCCGCGTCCATCAGGCCCACACCGGGTCACACTGGTTGGGGTCACCCTTCTTGAGCGGGCAGAAGTAGGCAGCCCACGCCTTACCGTTCCTGTTGCCAGATCGGAACTCGCGCTTGCCGTGCTCACAGGTGTAGATCTCGCCAGAGCCGCTCGACTCGGTACGCTCTTCGCGTCTCTCTCCCTGAGCCTTGTCGTCGCTCTTGAAGGTGTCAGCGACAACCTGAGTCGCCACAACCTGTGCAGCCAGATCGCCTAACTTCTGAATCAAGTCATCCGACTCAAGAAGGTCGTCGACCATACGACCGAGATCACGAACATTCTCGGCCTTGACGTTCAACATGTGGCCCTTGGCGTACTGCGCCGCAGGCGGAAGCGAAACGCTCCACTGCACCATCGTTGAGTCATCGCTCACTTAGTTTCATCATCCTTCCGTTGTGCTAGGGTTGCATCGTGCTCATAAAAAGAAGGGTCTCCACCCATCGCGCGACAAAATTGCTTCACGCCACAGGCGCTTGCGCAGAGGTTGCTTGGCTGTGCGATGAAAAGGTGTTGCTCACGCATCGCGTGCGCCTTCGCGACCTGATCCCACATCCACTCATCAGAGAACCTCGACAAATCAGTCCAGTCGCCTCCAAGCCCGCCCTTACGGGCTGACCAGAAGCCTGCCCACTGCGCCCCGCGCTCGGTAGGCGTGGCGACGGACTGCTTGAAGCCGAGATTGTTCAGCGCCATCTGGCGTGGCCATGCGGGCGTCTGTGACCCGCTCTTGAGATCGACGAGATAGAGATCCCCGTTCGTCGAATCCCAAAGAATGCGGTCGATGATCGACTTGACATAGAGGGAAGGAGGGGTCTGCATAACGTAGGTACTGTCGCCAATCCAATCCTTCTCGGGTTCAAAATGGCGCTCAGCCATGACCTCGTACTCGATGCCGGGGACCAGAGTCCCCTCGTCGTCGGGCCACTCCCAGATCTCAAGGCCGCTGGCGTCGAGCCAGCGAGCCCAAGACTTCACGAACTTGGGGCCGTTCTCGGCCCACCAGTCCGGACCCTCCTTGTTCGGCCAAGCCTTGCTGGCGCGACCTGAGCAGTAGTACTCGGACTCATCGAACGAGGGCTGCCTTGCCTTCGTCTCGTCCAGAGCCTCCTGCCAGTAGTCTTCCCAAGAAAGAACTGCCTGACTTGGGTCAAGTCGCGCCCTATCTTCGTCTTCTGTCATACGATGTACCGCAGAACCTCCGATGCTGGCCCACATGGGCCGCTCGGGGACTCGGAGCAACCTAGTGAGACGATACTGTTCGCCGCAGGTCATCAGACCGTTGACTTGAGAAGGGCTCAGGTGGAGTGGGAACTCAGACAAGCGCCCTGACCTCCGCAGTCGATGCAGACTGGACAGGAGTCACAAACGCGGCGGTAGATGAAGACCTCCGCGTCAGGTTCTTCGAGTGACTTGACCAACGTCCAGCCCTTCGGGGGGTAATGCTGGCGCTGATCGTCGTGTGCGACGGACATGTAACCGAAGGTGTCATCCTGTTCCCAGAATTCACCGGACCACATGGGTGCTGCTGGTACTTCTGGTTGCCCGAGCCTCTGATTGTCCACCCCGGGCACCCCCTCTCAGTGAGTGTGCCGATGGCGGTCAATGTAACCCGAACACGTGGCTGCCGTGCAGGAATCACACAAAAGGTGTCAAAAGATTTTTCGCCGGAAGTTGCCATGGTGAGAGTCACAGGAGTCACTCTAGCAGGTGCAACCCTAGCATTCAACCCTAGCACCAAAATTTTTGCGGCGATCTGGGATGTAGGGGACCAAGGTCCCGGCAATCGGGACCGACCAGAAGTTTGACTAGACTTAACCTAAGAGAGAGCCCCTCTTAGGGAGGGGCTCTCTTAGTAGTAGTTACTAAGTAAGAACCCCCTTAAGGGGGGTTCTAGTAGTAGTAGTTAGTTATATATATAACTACTACGCGCGTACGCGCGCGCGAGGGACTCAACTCAGGAGAGAGACCGCTCGCCGGATCGGGATGCCGTTCTCGTCCGGCGTTCCCCGGACGTAGAAGAACCCTTCGTCGGTGTCGGGAACGTAGACCACTACAGCCTCGTTGTCCCGCAGTTGCTTGAGCCAAGAGTCCAGCCGAGCATCCATCTCCGTCGAGTTGGTCAACCCTCTCCGTCGCCGCCCGAGCAGCCTCAGCATGCGAGGGGCGTAGTGGGTCTGGTGCTTCTCCCTGACGATCCACGGGATCTCTTCGGGGTACTTCTTGGCAGCCTCGGCCTCTCCTGCCCGATGCAGCGCAGCAGACACTGTGCTACGGCCGATAGGGTGGCCGGTCTCTTGGGTGATGAGATCAGCGATCTGCTGATGGGTCATCCCCTGATCGACGAGTTGCCGAAGCCGTGATGTCGGCGGCAGGATTCGTGCGGGCATGCAACCATGATGCCTGTAACAGTGTCGAAAGTCAAATGCCACAACCACTCTGTGGGGGTGTTGCACCTTTTGTCCACTCTAAACCTGCAGGTCAGGATCGGCAAGAGAGTAACCTCCAATACTCTTTCGCGTACTTGTGTCAAGGTTGCACCTGTGGTAGTGTGTCAGGACTGCATCGCTACACATGGACCTAGGAGAGACTCTTGGCGCGCATCGGTATCGACCTCGACGGCGTTTGTTACGACTTCACTGGAGCCTTCTGTCGGCTCCAAGGCTGGGACCCCAGCACGATCACGGACTGGGCGTTCTTCGAGAAGCAGTTCGGTCACACGGTTGAGTGGTTCTTCGCTCAGTGCCGGGACATGATCAAGGCCGAGACGCTGTTCCGGTACGGGGATGTAATCCCCGGTACCAAAGAGGCTCTCGACTCGCTGGTACTCGCAGGGCACACACTGTACGTGGTCACAGACCGCTGCTCGCTGGACCCGGACGACACTGCGAAGATCATCGAGTCGACGGAGAAGTGGTGGGAGGATGAAGGCTTCCCGCCTTACGCGAACATGTACTTCACGGGCGACAAGGCAGCCATCGTTAAGGAACTTGAACTGGACTACTTCCTCGACGACAAGGTTTCCAATATCGAGGACGTGCTGCCGTACACTCGCGCCTCGTGGCTGTTCAATCAGCCGTGGAACTTCAACGCGACTCACCTTGCGCGGGTGATGTCGTGGGATCAGTTCGTCGGGCTTGTGACGCTGCACGAGTTGGAGCGCGAGAAGTCAAAGATCCGAGTACCTAAGCCGCTCGATGACTATGAGAAGGATCTCAAGCAGGACTACATCGAGTGGGCGGAAGAAGGGGTTACTCAGTGGGAGAAGGATCTCGGTTTGGTCGGTGAGGTTCGTGTGACCTCGGAGACCGGAGGACAGAAGGGCCAGAAGCAGGCTCGTCTCGGGTCGCTGGACCCGGAGGCGCTTCTTGAGGTTGCCAAGGTGGCCGGGTTTGGCGAGCAGAAGTACGACCGCCTGAACTACATGAAGGGCTACGACTGGTCGCTGTCCTTCGATGCCGGAATGCGGCACCGGCTCGCCTTCTGGAACGGCGAGGATTACGACCCCGAGAGCGGTCTACCGCACCTTGCACATGCTGCGTGGCACGACCTTGCGGAATTGGCGTTCTTCCTCAAGGGTCTGGGGACTGACGACCGCTACCCGACATGGGTCAAGACCTTGCAGGAGATCGTCGAGGCAGAAGAGGGGAACGTGGCGTGATCTGGCTACTGATTCTGCTACCGCTGTACGTGGTGGGTTGGGCCATAACTGCTGTTATCGCCACGCGGCAAATCTCATACGGCTCTGTCGACTTCGTAGATGCGATCGGCGGTAGTTTCCTTGGGCTTATATGGCCGCTTCTGGCCTTGCCGGGTAGCGTCTACATGGCTATTCGGCACATGGAGCGTCAAAAGAAGCAGCGGCGAGTTATGCCTGCGTACGAGTTGGCTCAACTGGAAGTGCAGGCAGGCCTCCGTCCACGAGACACGATTTTCGATCTCTGATGCAACAGTGGCGCGTAACATCGCCATGTGCTAGGGTGGTGCCATGCTGCTGAGTGACTGTATCGACAACTACCTCGCGGACAGGCGTTCGCGTGGTCTGGCAGCCAGCACCATCCGGAGCCAGAAGGGCACCCTCAAGTTGCTGCTGGCCGATGCTGGCAACATCGAGACCAAGCGGCTTAAGCCGCAGCACCTTGATGCCTTCTGGGCCAATCGGCACACATGGGGACCTGCTACCCGAAACAGGGCGGCGCACACTCTGAACATCTTCTTTGCTTGGTGTCGTGTACGAGGCTACCTGCCACGCGATTACGACCCAATGGAAGGGAGTCGCAAGGAGCGAGTGCCACCTAGGGATCGCGTCCTGATTCCGCAGAGCGAGTTCAGCATCTTGCTCGAACAGTGCGAGGACCCGCGTAAGCGGATCGCCGTAGCGCTCGGGCTCTACCTGTTCCTCCGAGTCTCTGACGCTGAGGCGCTGCGCTGGCAGGATGTCAACTTCGATACAGCCACGGTCGAGGTCTACCGTCCGAAGACAAGGACCCTCGACACTCTGCCGATCTGTGACGAGTTGATGGCTGAACTGCGTCGATGGAAGTTGGCCTACGCGGCTCGTGTTGGCGAGCCGGTTCAGAAGGGCTGGTTCCTGATCCCCGGTCTGCCTGCCAAGGGTGGACAGCGGGGTCGCAAGGGAATCAAGGGCTTCGTCGAAGTGCTTGAGCGTCCCTACCTGCCAACTACCAAGGCGAACCTCGGTTACGCAATTCGGACAATCCTGCAGGCGGCTGGCTACTACAGGCCGCAAGAGGGTGGACACACTTTGCGCAGGTCAGGAGCAACTGCTCTATACAACCAACTCTCTTCGGTGGGTCACGACCGGGCTATCCGCATCTGTCAGGCTATGCTCGGACACTCGTCTGTTCAGACAACCGAGATCTATTTGCGGCTGGACTTGGACCGCAAGGTTCGGAATGATCTGCTGGCAGGCAAGCGCATGTTTCCCGAAGAGGGCACGGCCACCGTGCTTCGGCTAGGAGGGACTGGAATCGATGGTCCAGAAGACGTTGACCGTGTTCGAGTGTGATGTCTGTGGCGCTGACGGAGTGCGCTATCTGATGGTCTATCCGGATGGTCAGATGGTCATGGATCGCTGCGTGCGACACAACTCGAAGCAAGAACGCTTGCGTGAAGAGAAGGGCGAGTGGGTCCAGAAGGGTCCGGGCACCAAGACCGGCTTCAAGGTTTCCTCGCTAGAGGAAATTGAGCGACAAAGGAAGTCAGAATAGCAAAAAGGCCCCCGGTATTTCTACCGGGGGCTAATTCTTTTACTTATCGTTTACTTGAGAATATTATCCATTTATTTGAGAATATGGCGGGCAAATACCGCCAGACCTGCTAGGAAGACTGCTCGACCTAGGGGAGTGTCGGTACAGAACACGTCTCGGAGACACTCCGAGAAGGTAGACCCATCGCCCTTGGATGCTCGCCATAGATCGACCACCCCGAAGACAGCGAATCCAGCCCCCCACCAAATCTTCGATCTGAGGGCCGTAGGGTGTTGAGTGGCATAGTTACCCATGACAGGGTTGCAAGGCCGTCAGCGGGGCGCTGAGGGGCTCTCAGAGGGCACGTTTGCCCGTGCCATGAAGTGCACGGCGGTACTGAGCGACACAAGGACCGCATTGGCTGCCACGAGGGCCTTCGGGAGCGCTGCTCCCACAGCCACGTACCCGGCACCAGTTGCTGTGAGGATCACGCCCGCAACGAAAAGAACTGTGTAAAGAATCTTTCGGTATTTCGCCGGAATGAAATAGGCAATATCGGTTGCCACATTACTCATTCTTTTTCCTCCAAGTGCCATGCGATGTGTCGAGTCAGGAGCGTATTGGTCTCGCGGACCTCGCCCTGCAGGTCCGAAATCATGTCCAGAACGGTTGGCTTATCTGAGGAATGTGAATTAACCGAAACTTGTTTATGTGTTTCGCTAATCTTTTTCCCCTGCCTTGCGCTAATAAGTGCAGCGGAAATAGAAGCCAATGCTGCGATAAGGGCCACAAAGATTGCGGTCATGCGTCTACCGTCCTGAGTTCAACGAGAAGGATTCCCCCGGTCCCATTCGTGCCGGTGGGAGGCGAGGTCTGCGTGAATCGCATCCCCTCAATGACAACTTGGTGAGTTCCAACACCGCCAACGAAGTCCTGAAAAGTCAGAACCTCCGCTCCGTCTTCTAGCAAGAGCATGGCGTTGAGGCGATCTGAGGCGTAGTCCTGCCCGCCGTAGCGTTGACCCGAGCGAGCCTCTTCCATGTCGAAACACAGCAACGGCAAGGTGATAAGCCGTTGCGGTCGCACTGCCGGGAGCGCTCGAACAAGGAACGAGTTGACGACAGGTGCAGCCGTCTTGGCGCTGGTAGGCGTCAGTTCCAACTTCACCGAAGCGAACTCCATAGGGTCACTGTCGTAGAAGAACTGATCGGTGAAGATGTTGCCCTGCGTCGTGATCGAACCCAGAGGCAGAGTGCTGCTGTCAGACTTCACAATCGAGATGGCGATATTGCCATTGAGTGGCTCGATGCCCAGACTAAAGAATCGGAAGGACTTCGACTCAGTGGTGCGGAACCGAATACGACCAGACTGCAGATAGCCATAGTCCACGTAGTCAGTCGTCGACTGGTAGTAGATCTTGCCGTCTGTAGTCGTACACGCCAGTTGGGTTGTGCTCGCCGCAACCAGTGACGTGATTGCTCCGGTGAATCCGCAGTCGATGTCTGCGGCATAAGGGAAGACGCCATCAGAGATCTGAGTAGATGTGTCGATCCGATAGGCCAGAGCGTTACCGGTGGCGGTACGGAAACCGACCACGAAGAACTTGCCCTGCGACGTGACACCGGTGCAGGCGCTCACCCCAGCAGGCTCGATCAACAGTGGGCCGTAGGTGATCGAGGCGTCTGAGTTGATGACGCCGACGCGGAACCCGCGATTGGTACCGATGCCGATGAACTCACCAGCGACCACAGCCAACTCTTGGACCAGTTCTCCGTCAGGAAGAACGGCGGTTACCGTTGCGCCCGAGAGGGTGGGGATGCCACCACCTGAGTCGAAGGTGACGGCTTGAATTGAGGACTGGAAGCCGTCATGCCCACCGAAGTACATGGCAGTAGGACCCTCGGTGATGCACGTGTAGTTCCAACCGAGGTTCGGGTGAGTGAAGATCGGGCTCTGGCTGGTACCACCAGCGAGGCTAAGATCCGGTTGCCAGAGTTTCCGTCCACCGATCATCCAGAGACGGTGCTTACCCCACGCCAGACGTGACGGAGTGGTGCCACAGGGCCACGTAGTTGCAGTGCCGGGGGATGAGGTCAGACCCTGATAGAGCGTGCCGTCCGAGGCTACGTCGTAGAAGTTGGAACCGGCAATCAGCCCATCCACGATCACCTTGCCAACAGGAGAATGCATAGCCGTATACGAGCCCGATACAACAGTGGCCGTATGAAGAGTGCCGTCAGCAACGGCGCTGAACGAGGCAGCGGCAGAGGTAATGGTCTGCGTAGACGTGGAGTTGTTCGCCGTGCCGGTCCATACACAGTTGGGGGACGAACCATCAAAATAGTCACCAACAACGTTGGTGTTCTCGATGAGGACATCATCGACATTGAAGGTCTGTCCTGCTGCAGTCGGCGTTACCGGCCAGAATTGCAGCGGACTGCTTGTGCCGGTTGCGGTCCACGTGACGTTGAGACGGACCCACTGATCTTTCAGGCTCCCGGTGCTCGTACCAAACCCGATACCACCCACAAGAATCTGAATAGCCACGGTGCCCGTAGGTACGTACACATAGGCCGACGCGGTATAGGTTTGACCGATAGTGGTAGTAACGCTGTACTGAACGAAGGGCGGGACGCCCGTTGCGTCATCAGCATTGAAAGTAGTGAGCAGTGATGCTGCGCCGCTGTGAAAACGAGCGGTAGAACGAGCAATCGTCGGCACCGTTTCGCCACCCGATCCGACAGTCCAGTCGGTCGTATTGGTCTCAAAACCCGGATTGGTGCACATGTTGGTTCGCACGCTGTTGATGGCGTACGAACGAATGTGGGAATAGTTACCGCCAGTGACGGTAGCCTTGATCATCTTCTTGATCAGGGTCAATTTACCCTGCGTGAATACGTCGATCCCAGAAGACGTGTAGAAGCCGTTGCCGGGAGTGTTGTCCGTGCTCGACTCTTGATAGAGGTTGCCTGCACCCTCGTGGAACGACGCTTGGGAGCGCCTCCACCAACCAGTCAGACTCTGCTCTCCGGGGTCCTCGATGTCGAACTGGTCCTTGCGAACCTTGATCGTCTCCACCGACTGTGGGAGATCCGGCATCGTGGCGAGCATGAACGGAATGCCGCCAATGGCGCAGTCGAACTCACGGCCCTGTCGTGAATACAGGGCCGCAGTGGCGGAAGCAAGTCGCTGACTAAGTGGAGTTGGAAGCCGCTTGGTGAAACCCATCAGCCCGACTCGCTGCCGGAGGTCATCTGGACCGCCCACCAGTCCAATTCAACGGTGCCTGTAATGCTCGCGTTGTCAGTCGTGTAGGCACGGACCGTACAACCAGTTGTGGTTGGGCTCTCAAATCGGAAGCCAAGACGGGCCGAAACGCTCGGCAGGCCACCAGTGAAGAAGATCAGCGGTGTAAGGGTGAATCGGCTCGACGGGAAGGTGATCGTCTGCGTAGCCGACGTTGCCGCAGAGAAGGTGATAGTAACCTTGCCCGCAGCGGACCGGAACACGGTCGTGCCCGGGAAGGTGTTGGTGGCGCTCGACAGGTCCTTGTTAGTCAGCGTCTCAGTACCAGCAAGCGTGGCGAAATCGTTGTCAGTGAGAGCCGTGTTGAACTGTGCGGTCGTACCACTGACCGTATTCGAGCCGAGAGCAACCGTCTTGTTCGTCAGCGTTTGAGTGTCGGACGTGCCGACGACAGTCCCCGTAGGGATCGTTTTGCTGCCAGAGGCGAGTTTGCCAGTGCCGTCCGCTTCCATGAAACGCGACGCAGTGAAGCCGTTGATAGTGTTCGTCGACCCGAGCGTCTTGTTGGTCAACGTCTGTGTTCCAGTGAGCGTGACCAGTGAAGTCGGGAACGAGTTCGATCCTGCGGTCAGGTCCTTGTTCGAGAGCGCTTGGGTATCAGTGGTGCCTACCACGGCACCAGCGAGCCCGTGGACTGCCGTAGAGGCGTTGATGTGCGCATTGGGCTCGCGTACGTCCTGAGCGCTAATGCCATGCTCGACGGCTGCACCGAGGGCGTGTGAGAAGGCGGTCGTGCTGTCGATCGCACGGGTAACCGTGAGCGTGGTGCCCGAGGCGTTGGTGACGGAGACGACTTCCTCAGACGCGGTACCTCTGTCGATGATCAGGGAGTACGGATACTGGATCGGAAACCCGGTGACGGAGGCGACGACGAGCGAGGTCTGACTGTTGGAACAACTCGCTGCCAGCGTGGTTGCTGGCGCGTTAGCGTAGTATCGAATAGCCATCGATTACCTCGTGAAGTTGATGCGAGTAGGTGTGATTTCCAGCAATTTCTTGCGCTCTTCGGCCAACCTCTGCTGGTACATGGCGTACAACTGGTTGGCGATCTTCCCTGCGTCGCCCGCCTGCACCACCTGAGAACGAGACACGTTCTCCACGTATCGCAGGTTCAGCCGTGCGGGATCGAGGAAGCGAACCATGCGAGAGGCGACCTGATAGAGAATCAGGTCGATCCAGTCCTCCTTGAGACCAATCGACGTGAGCGTGTCACTGTTGGAAGCGAACGTCCCGAATGCCGCCTGATAGACAACCCGGATAGTCGAGTTGGGCGGAAGAGAATCAAAGAGGTTGAGCGCCTTACCATTGACCTCAGGAGAACTCGCGTCGAAGGAGTAGTTGTACAGCGGAGCCCAATAGTCTGCGGGATCTCCGGTGGTCTGGAACTTCACGTCCAGCACGTGCCCACAGTCGGCAGGAAGGCTGTATCCCACAGCCGTCGTGCTAGCCACAAGATCAGTAGTCTTGATTTGGTAGAGTTGCGGGTAGAGCCCCAGCACGCACTGGTCAATCGCCTTGCGAATCTCCGAGCGCGGGAACGTCGGGTCGACCAATACCTGAGCATTGGTGCTGTGGGTTGCTGCAGTCGAACCACGGTAGCCGCGACCGTAGGGCGCAATCGTCAGCACGTTTGAGTCGGCAATGGTGACGTAGAGCAGTTCGTCGTCGATCTCGACAATGCCTCGCATCACCTGATCGCTAGAGTCCACGGAGGCACTCGTTACAGAGGCGGTAATGCCCGCCGTCAGGTGAGTGCTGATTTCCTGCACTCCGGTGTACGAGTGGAGCGACGAGGCGATGGTATTAATCAGATCGCCAAGAGTGCTCACTTAGATCAACTCCCGGTGATGGCAGTTGCAGAGAAGGTGAACGAAGGCGTCGTGCCGCCGATGACGTAGTTGAGGCGGGCATAGAGGCCCTTGATCGTGAACTGCTTGACCTTCTTGCCGGTGGCGGTAATCGCCGTGAAAGCGTCAACAGGATCCGCCGTGAACCAACTCACGTTATCCCAAGACCACTCGACGTTCACTGTCATCGTGGGCGACGTACCAGAGACTGCGGTCACGTCAACCATCACCGAAATGGTGTCGAGGCTTCCCTCATCGAAAGCCGTGCTCTGCCCGGTGGCCGTTCGTGCCGCCGAGGTAAGGATCGGCGTTGACTTATACGCCTGAGTTTGTGTAGCCATTATTCTCCTTATGCCTGAAAGGCGGTTCCGGTCTGTTCGCTGATGCGAACAGCGGCCTGTACGTCGTTGGGGCGAGTGCTCTTCGGCTGGATGCCGTACTTGCGAGCCTTGGCATATTCGTCAAGGTTCTTGTCTGCCTTCTTTTGGGCAGTGGCATCCTTGCCCTTCCAGTCCTGCGCATAGGCGACCTTGAGGGACTTGGCACGCACGCAATCGCCCCAAGTGGCGTGGTCCTTGGTGCGGCACGAGGATGAGCAGTTCTCACCCATGGCGAGCCTTCAGTACCTCGATGCGCTTACGGACGCCGCGCATGAAGAGTCGCCGGGGCCATGCGCCGGGATCCCAATGGGTCGACTGCTTGAATGCCTTGGACATGACGTTGTGAGTCGTCACGCCGTGCTTGCCGTCAAGGCGTGCCTTGACGCCTCGGTAGTACGGGGGAATGTCGTAGGCAAGGCAGAGCCGCGCCACGAGGCGCTGAGCCCGCTTGCGCATCATGATGTGCTTCGGACTGAGCCAGCGAGCGAGGTTGAGAAGCGAGGGGAACTCGCACATCTCTACGGCGATCGAGTCCTGATTGAAGCCGCAGTGGTAGGCGACGGTGTGATCACCGACGCACTGGATAACCTCGCCGGGATCGACAATATAGTGAGCCGAGGTCTTGTTGTCCTCGGTGGCGAAGAAGTGCGCCACCTTTCGAGCCCACCCGAAGTCGCACGGGGTCACCGTGGAGTGTAGAACGATGTCCTTCGGAGTCTGAGCGCCGCCCTTCCAGCGGGCGGCAACAAGGTCCGGATGTGGAGCCTGAAATGCGGTCATCATGATCCCCTGATCAGTCGGGTGTGGCGGCGAGGAATGCCGTTGCGGATGGCAGCGCGGACGCGCCTGCGTCCGGCATTGAAGGTTGGGAAGTCCTTGATCGAGCGCACCCAGACACGAGTTCCGTAGCGCTCCTTGACAGCGACGATGTGCTGCCACGGCCAGTCCAGTTCAAACCGCACGTCGTTCTTGGGTTCGAGGTAGGCGATGATCTTGTGCCTCGCACAGATCCGCAGAGCGGCCTCGACTCGGATGATCCGGTAATCGTCATCCTTGCTGCGGAGACGCTGGACTTCTGCCCACGT